TCATGCAAATGGGTTTGCTAATGCTGTATCCGCAGTCTTATATATCTTCTAAGTTGGAGCGCCTCCAGTAGTAGGAAGTGCTAATCCATCAGGAGAAGTACCAACAAGTGCTTTATAAACTTTATCAGCAGGAGTTGTAGTTACTGAAGTATTAAGAGCAGCAGCTCCAGCTACATAAAGTACATGAGTTGTTACAGAAACACCTCTTGCTCCTACAATTTCACCCATAATACCATCTCTTTCTTTCTTGATAGTAATGATAAACTGAGTATAAACTTGTCCAGGAACAGGAATTTCTCCCATTCTATTTGCTGGAGACCAAGGATAATAGTTTGCAGCAGTTGGAAGTCTTAAGTTATGAATAATCCAGTTATAATCACAGAATGCTTCAGAACCTGGGATAATAGGTACTTCGTTATCTGCTAATGCACGACCATTTTGAGTTCCATCATATACTTTTTCTTCACCAGGATCACCAGTATCGATTGCTCCTTTATTATCATAATCTATTTCATACATTACAGGAACACCAATAAGTAAATCTTCATAATCTCCAGTATATGTGCAGCAATCAACTGTTTTAACACTTGGATTAAACCATTGAAGATTTGCTTTTCTAATAATTTGATAACCATTTACTGCTTCAAAAGTAATTGTTGCGTTTTTAGCATCATTATTTCCAGTTCCAGCACTAGAAGCTGTAGTTTTGATATTTAATATCTTTTCTCTACCACCTTGAATTAGTAATATATATTTCTTTGCTAAATCCTTAATTTTTCTTGCTATCGTATCTTGATCATCAGATGGATTATATTGGAATTCAATATATAATGGTTTTCCTTTATAAATTAAATCATTAGCATAGAAAGGATCTTGATAATTCATAGTAAGTCCAATATAGAATACAAATCTTGCAGTAACAGGTCCTGAAGGAAGATCTAAAGCTGTAAGTCTAGCATCAATTTTGTCTTTTATATCTTTAATATCAAAAGTAACTTTTGCTAAATTTTCCTATGTAGGAAGCTTAATCTAAACACTTTCAATAATATCTGCATCAAATCTAGTGTTACCAATTCTTAATGCTGGCTTTTTACCAGTATTAACCCACATGTTCTTGTCATCAATGTTGTTATAAACTGATTGAGTTGTAAAATTAAACATAATTTATTTTATTTTTATTATTGTTGAGCACTCTAACCCTGTGCTTGTGGGGTCTATGCCTGAGCTGGATTAGCAATAGACTAACTAACTACTGGATGTGTTTGTAACCTTGGGTCACTTATATGTTCCATAATAATATGGACTAGCTCATTTAATATCTCTTGACATACATAATCAGGAAATTCTAACATCTAAGAATAATCCTCTGTATGGTCAAGTTCTTCTTGTGTAAGACGTATATACTAAGGTGCTTTTATATAATCAATATATATCTTTCCAGTACTTCCATTATTACCTTCACCTAAAGTAAATACAGAATCATCAGTACCATATCTGATTTCCATTCTTACTTTAGTTACATTACCATAACGAATACTTTGACCTCTCTCTACATTACTAATATGTGATCCTTCTCTAATGTCTATAGAAGTTGGTAATCCACTTCCATTTACTATTGTATTAGTATGAGCATCAGTTTCATACGATATTATAGTACTATTAACTGTATGAGACTAGTTAAATGACTTTGAATCAGTTCCATGTTTACCAGGTTCAGTATTACTATCATATGGATTAGTTGGAATAAGTCCGTCATTCTAAGTATTTACGTTATGAATATAATAATAAGGTCTTTTATAAGTTGGTTTTAACCAGAAATTATCGAGTACTTGTGAATATGCGTCTGCTGTTAGTCTTGTTGCAGCAGCTCTCCAAGTATCTCCAGCATTGTAACATTTATAAGTTTTCTTTACTTGATAAATACAAATACAGTTAAGTAAATGTAAATAATCAGATGGTAAATCAACGTAATAAGTAGCATTACTAGCAAGACTTAAGTCATTATAAGTATCAACTCTATGAGGAGTAAGTAAAGCAGTTGCTTTAAGTACTCTTAAATCATCTGTAGTTTGTTGATTTATATCATAAATGTTATAACGTTTGTTTATATATTGATTTATAGCTTTGTTAGCAAAGAAATTAAATTCTTCAAGTAAAATGTTTGGAGCATTTTCTTTATTTAATTCAATTAATACGCCTTCGTAAAGCTATTTCGCAGTCACAATTATATAAATATTTATTTTTTGTTTTTATTATTATCTAATACTTCGTTATCATCCTCAGTTAATTCTGGGAATGTATCACGTTTAATCAGCTTGTATATATTTGCGTGCTTTGGATCTTTTAAATATAATATAGCAGCTTCATCAGTGGCACCTAAAACAACACCGTCTGCATATGTATATAACTTATTTCTATAGAGAATAATATTTTTATCTCTAGCTTCTACGAATAACAATCTTACAGCAGTATCCCCTCCAGTGTAAAGACTTATAATCTTTTCAGGATTAGAATCAGCAATTTGTAATAGATAATCTGTTACATCTGCATCAGTCATACCATCCATTTTATGACCAAGTAATCTAGCCTTAAGAACTCTTCCATCATATCCACGTTCGTCAGTATAAATATATGATTCTGCATCATGCTTTAACTTCTTACGAGATACTCTACGTTTAGCTTCTACGCCAGGACGCTCTACAAATAGTTCAGCTACTCCGAAACGTCTAGGATTCTTATTTAAATAATCTTTTAGTGTATAATCACCGGGAGTTCCATTAATTAAAGAATTACCTTTATTATCTTTAGCATAGTAATCTGGAGCAATTAAAGGGCAATGTTGAATAGCTTCCCAAATAAATCTTTCTCTTGTATTTTCTAAGTCAAAAGTAGTTCCATCAACAATGTCAAATGTATCTGTTTCTTTTATAAAATATTCCCTGTTAGGATCATTCCTTTCTTTCTCAGAAAGAATCATATCTCCGTTTGAATCTACTCTTTTTACACAATCTGGAAAATCACCATTAGGTTTTCTACATGGTTGTATTTTAACTACAATTCCAACCTTACCTCTTACACTTCTTAGAACAATTTTCTAAGATAAATCTATTTCTTTCTTTGTTTCTGCCATATTATTTCATTAACATTATATTATTATATTTTTAATAATAAAGTAGGCTCTCTATTTCAGAGAGGCTACTTTATTAATATCTATTAAATTAATTAATTATTTTTAAAAGTTATTAAAATCAAATCTCTCTAGCTATATAAGATTTATAAGGATTAAATACTGCTAATGAGCTATAACCCCACATAATAAGCTTAGAACCTGCAACTGGAGAAGAAACTTCACCAGAGCTTAAACCATTAAGACCACCAACACCAACATACTTGTTAGAAATCATATCACCACCTTTTAATGTGAATAATGCGATAGGAGGTTGAGCTGAAGTCTTATCACCTGTTAAGTCAAGAGCAATCATGAATCCTTTCTCAGAACCATATTCACGAGTTAAAGTTCTATCAACCTTGAACGAAATAGAGTTACCTCCATAGTTATAAGTATCAAATCCTTTAGCTCCTACAGATACATAATCGCCAGCCTTTGCAGACCATAGATATGTACCATCAGTATGATATTGTGCTAAGTGAGTTTCTAATAGATCTTGAACATCATCCCAAGCCTTTTCGTTTACAATAAATATATAGTGATTACCAGTTGGCTTTTCAGCTTTTTCATTAAGAGTTCTTAAAATAGTCTTAAATACGTTGATAGTTAACTTGTTATAAGCATATTTACTTGCAAATGCTTCAACCTGTGGAATAAGACCGTCTGAAATATAAATTGGTCTATTTGTGTCAGGATCAACAATAGTTGGTTTTTCAGTTGTTGGATCTACGTTTCCTTTAGAGAAAAGTAAAGATTGGTTTCTACCAACTAAGAAAGTTTCAAGAAGGTTCTATTGAACTTTATCCATCTTATAGATAGTTTCAGTCATATCGCCTTGACCTTTACCTTCAGCAACTTTAACAAATACATCTTCTAAAGCAGCATATTGAGCTGAATAAGAAGCATCAAATCTGTGGGTTTGAATATATCCACGATGTTTTTCAGCATTGGATTGCCATTTTGTATACATAACCGATCGTGTTTCCACGTCGCCTGACTATATCTTAATTTAAATATTTAAATACGAATCCTTTACAATGTTCTCTTTGTCCTAAAGCTACTAATTTAGCATTTTTATATCCAGCTTTAACACAATCAGTCATTGTTTCAAATGTCTCTAAGAGATTTCCATCATCATCATATCTTCCAACTTTTCCTCCAACATAAGGTCTTTCAACAGTAGACATTTTTCTATGTTTAGTTAAATTTTTTAATTTTTCAACCTTTTCATAAGAAAATTGGTGTCCATGATATTGATGACCTTGATTTATTGCTCTTATTATATGACTTCCTCCTCTTTGATTATGGTCAGGATTTACATATCTTACTGCTTCATTAATCCCTTTAAATTCCATTTCAAAATTTCCTTCTAAGTCATACATATATATTGGAGTTTGATGTGTTATATGAAATTTTCCACCTTCAACTAAATTATATACATCTGCTCGTCTTAAAAATTCTTCATTAACAATTTTTTTCTCTAATTCAAAAGCTTCTTCTTCTGTATCAAATTTAGCTAACGTTGTCCTAATAAAGGCTCCTGTTCCATATTTTTTAACAGCATATTGAAAAGGAGTTTTAGGATTCATATAAGTACAAGGTTGAGTAATTCTTACTCCACAACCTATATAACCATCAAATCCATCAGGATTATTAGTACAATGAACTCCAATATAAATTTTATTATTAATTTTATTAGTTGTTTGATATACAATATATTTTTCCATATTTAAATTTTAGATTTATTCCATTTCGGAGTATTCTTCTCCTACGTCTATTCAGACTAGTCGATGAACGTTCCTAAGCATCTCT